GGCAGGGGCAACCTGGTTAAACCATTTCATCGCATCATCCCGGATCTGGTCCGGGGTTCTCTCAGGTAATATTTTGTCACTCATTATTCTCCTTTTTTGATTGGCTAAGGTTTTTGTCGATCACGGGTGATCATCTATGCACCTCCCACCCCTTGGTCCTACATATAGCCTCAATAAGCATAGTGTTGTGCAAAGCAGTAAACCATACCTTTTCGTTCATGTGATGAAGCCAGCGAACCAAGTCCAGGGGTTTCTGGATTCGATCCAAATCAATCTCATAGAATGCCGGTCCATTAATTGGGCCGGTTGTTATCGTGTTATTGTCGCCAATTTCCATGGGTGGGTATTCGATCTCCATCTCACGGATTTGCTTGGGGTTTAGTGTTTCTAACATATCTTTCCTTTCTATTATTTCATGTTTTGGGGTTATTTCTCATGCGTGAAATTGTGTGTTTTTAAGAAATAAAGTCTTACGCGAGGGGTAAAAAAGGGGGTGGGGGGGCGAAATACCGCTCCGAGAACTGGGTGCCCCACCCCCACCACATCTTGTGGTGTGGCTTGCCTCACCCACTACCCATAGTGCCCCGCCGGTTGTGGTGCCCTTGAGCCAGGCTACCACTGGTTGTGGTGCCGCGGAATGACTTGCGAGAGTTTCACCCCACAAAAACAGTGGTGACAGGGCGCTTGCTGTTAGCATAAGTGTTAGCAGATCCATGCCGAGCCTTATATATCAATAGTTTCCTGATCATTATCAGGGGATTCCTTATCCCCCGATGCGTCCCGCTCTTGCCTGGCGCCATGCATCCCGGTCAACATCTCCGGGCTAATCTGAGTCTGCATCATGACGCCGGCGACCTGGTGCTTTGAATGTGATGCCCAATCGCGCGGAAAGCGCCTCTCAAGGACTTCCAGGGCTAGGCGCGGATTTTTGGACATCCCTTTGCGTACAACGCCGTACAACTCATCCTGGGCGATTGCTTCCGCGTGCGCGAGGGCGTTACGCATATCATCCCACTTCCCTTTCCACTTACTCAACGTCTCCCTACTTATCCCTGCCAATTGTGCTGCCCTACTCTCTGGCAACCCAATAGCGACATTCCTCAAAATGGCTTCCACATTGTGTGCAGTGTACTTGTTGATCTTCTCCAGCCTCCTATCACCCTTAATCAGCTTGGCATGCTCCTTCACACTCTCCGGGATTAGATCCTTCACATCAATCGATGACGGGTCAGGCATAGCAATAACTGCTTTGGCTGCCGTCAATGAATTACCGGGTTTCTTCCTCGGTTTCACCCTCTTCCTTGGTCCTTCACCCTTTTCCTCGTTTTCCTTCATAAATCACTAAATCAGCCGGTAGTTGCTGGTAGTTAATTAATTCCCCCCCCTAAAGGGGGGAATAATTTACTACCACTACCTGTCAGTTAATTGCTGGTAATGGTAGTAAACCTATTTACTACCACCATAATTGCGGTAAATTTTCCCATCTCTTCTCTCCAAACTTCCGTCCCTTGTGTAATGTAAAATTGCCTGTTTGATTGTTCCCGGTGTTGGACACTTACCAATCTCCTCATTATGGATTTGGCTGAAATGATCCATGGCTTCCTTCTGAGTAAAACCATCCTCAGGCCACGCACTAAGCATACCGTTCCTAAAGCTCGGCCTACCCACCTCCTTCTTCTCTGGTGGTTGATGATCTGATGGCAACCAACATAGTCCCTCTGAGCTATGCTCCAGGTGAACATGCTCGGCACTGGTACTCCACTCATGACTAAGCCCGGACCTCTTCCCTCTCTTAGCTGCTGTTAGCCTGAAAATGCCCTCTGAGCCTCTTTCAGCCTGTAGGACCATGATTGCCCTTGCCCAGTTAGTAAGGACGCTAGAACCTAATCCTGCATACATTAAATCCGCAGTAGTAAATCCCTTTGTGTCATTGCTGGTCTTAGGTTTGCCCGTGTGATGAATGATGTGAAAAAGGCAGTCAGACTCTATTGCTAGTTCATCGATCAATCCGGTGAAGTAACTAACATCCTCAGATGAATTAGGATCTCCGCCCAGATAACAGAGTAGTGGATCAATCCAAACCATATCAGGTTGATACTCAGCGATCATCTTGCGGAGTTGAGCGATAAACTCTAACCCGGTTGAATTGACCATCCTGACAATACTAACCCTTTGCTGGATCTCATTAAAATCAAGTTCTGGATACTCCTGGGCAAGACCATGCTTAACTCCCTGAATAGTTTCAGCGACATCACCAAAGTTATTTTCAGCCTGGATGATTAGGCTTTTGTAACATCCCTTAGGATGGATCCCGAAGAACGGCATACCAGTTGCCCAGGTCATGGCTGCCTGTAAGGTGAGCACTGACTTACCTAACCCACTGGACCCCACCCAGACACATGACCCGGACTTCGATAACCACCGGGAACCAAGCATACAATCCATATCCTTGCTGGCATCAAATGCGAGTAGATCA